TTGCCGAAATGGCAAAAACGGGCGTGATCCTGCTGCCCGCCTATTGCGAGTTGCTGAACGAAGTCCCACCCGACACCGAGATCGTCGTGATCAAAGAGAAAGAGAGGTAACAACATGAACATCAAAGACAGCGGAGAGCGCACCACGTTCCCATCCGGGGCTGTGCGGGATATGCACGAGGGCAAGGGTAGATTCGACCTGCTGCCCATGTGCGTATTGACTCGCTTGGCAAGACACTACGAGGCAGGCTGCAAGAAGTACGGCGACCGCAATTGGGAGACTGGGATCCCGTGCCATAGTTTTGTCGATAGTGCTTTTCGGCATTTGGTCAAGTACATGGACGGCCAGACTGATGAAGACCATCTGATTGCCGCCATCTGGAATTTGTGCGGGCTGGCATGGAACGAGGAAAAGCGGCCCGACCTCATGGACATCCCGGCAAGGTTGGAGGGAGGAACAGACAATGCCTGACATAATCACCGCCCTGCATAAGAAACGGCAAGACCTTGTTAGTCAGAAATCCGTGATCCGGGCGGAATATGAGTACAAGATGACTGTTGCCGATGAAGAAATCAAACGCATTGACAAGGCCCTTGAAACCCTCAATGCGGCGGTGCAAGAGTATCTGTGCCCCCACTGCAAAGGCACGGGGACAACCAGAAAGGCCGATGCCGCCGGTCAGATGGAGGATTGGCCCTGTCCGAAGTGCAAGGGTACTGGGGTGGCAGAGAGGAGCGAGGGCGATGGATGATGAAGAAGTGCTGGTGGAGCTGCTGACAGAAGATGAAATTCGCAGGAGGGACGCCGCAAACAGGAGAAAGCGCGGCATGACGATCAAAAGGGCAATTAGGCTGTTGGAGCAGGAATACGAAAGGGCAAAGGGCCTTGAATGGGTCCACAATCCCACCGCCTATGCCCTGTATAAAGTTTGGAAGAAAGCGAACGGAGGGGAAGACAATGCCTAAGAAGTCCTGCACAGACTGCTACGAAACAGACCTAATGAAGTGTGCTGCGTGTGCAAGAAACTCTAAAGGGGTCGAAATCGACCCGGTAAAAAAGGATATGCCTGACATCAAGGAAAAGCTGGTGGAGATTGTTCAAAATTCCGTTGGCGGCTGTGCAAGGAATTGGGCAGAGGTTATTGCTGATGGCTTGATTGCCAACGGCGTAACGGTGCTGCCTGTGCAAGTCGGTGACACTGTATATGGGCGGTTTAGTACCTATGGCAAGGAAGTACATCAGTGTAAAGTTGTTAAAGTCAAGGCTTGTCAATTCAAGGACAGAGCTGTTCGTTATTTCCTTGATTTGGAGTTTGACATCATTGACCCATTTTACCACGATGGTCGTTTAATGCGTTGCGGTATGCAAGCTATTTATGGTGAGGGTTGGGGAGATTGGTACAGGGTATATCCTACCCGTGAAGAAGCCGAAGCCCAACCGCCGAAAGGAGAATGAAGATGGGTGAAACAAACTTTTGCCCATTTCGCGAATGGAGAGGCGACATCGGGCAATGGTGGTGCAAATGGAAAATTGGTGCTTGTAATCGTCAGACGATATGCGAAAAACCGCCGAAAGGAGAATGAGCATGGAAACGACGTGCAAAATGGGCCCTAAAGGCTGCTGGAGCGATGGCAAGTGTCGCGCGCAAAGCGATTGTGAAAACAAGGTAGTCACCAACGCCGACCGCATCCGGGCTATGAGCGATGAGGAGCTGATGGCCGGACTGTATCTGTTGTACCGCCTGACAATGGAGCAGGATGGAGGCGACATTGCCCGTCATTGGTGCGATGGGAAAAGCGGGTGCACTAATGAATACGGTGAGATAGAGTGCAATGAGGAACGGCACAAAGCCTGCATCCTGCGGTGGCTTCAACAGACTGCGGAGGAGGCACCATAATGGCCCTCGAAGAATACGAGCTGATCCGGGCTGCTTTCGAGAGGTGGCTGGCGAGCGAAGGCGGATCCAACACGGTAGAGCTTGAGCGGGTTCGCAGAATGCTTCCAATCATACTGAACGAGTGCTGCACCGATACGCAGAAGAAATACATTTTGCGATACTTCGCTGATAATGTGCCTGTGTCACACATTGCAGAAGAATACGGTGTGAACAGGTCTACCATATCGCGAACAATACACAGAGGGCTTGCACGTGCTTTTGATCGTCTGCGGTTTGTTTCTCCGCGTCTGGCCTATGCGCCGATGTGGAAGGGGCGCTTGACGAGGAGGAGACGGTACTGATGTACATGCCGTTTATTAGGGATTGGGAGGAAACACGGGCACCAAGAGGGGAGTGTACCTCGATAGAGGTACAGGGGGAAGAAATCATGACAGAGCGCTTCCCTGAGCGGCTGCAGAAGTTAAGAGAGCGGCGCAGGATCAGCCGCAGGGTGCTTTCTGAACTGTGTGGCCTGTCCAAAAACTCAATAGCACGATATGAGCGTGGGGAGCGGGTCCCGAATATTGAGGCCGCCGCAATACTGGCGGACTTCTTTGGTGTGACCATGGACAGCCTTTGCCTTGGGGAGAAAAATGAGAGTGAGCCCCGTTTGGGGGCACGCACCCGAGAATATGTGTCAAAATAGAATTAGGGCCATGTCCTTTCGCCTATAAGATCACAGCCCGGTAAGGGTCTCTCCCGCGAGGGAGCTCCAGTGCAATTCTGGTGAGCCGGGATTCTTATGCCGCAGCTCGATGCAGCCCACGATCAGGGCCGGGTGGTCGCACCATCCATGCGGCACCATAGGATGTGTCTTACATGGCAAGAGACTTTGCGAGAGCGTTTTATAAATCCAGGGCATGGATCATGTGCCGGGATGCATACGCCAGCTCTGTGGGGCGGCTGTGTGAAGACTGCCTGAAGAGAGGCATGTATACCCCGGGCAAGATAGTACACCACAGGGAACACATTACGCCGGCGAACATCAACGATCCAAGCATTACGCTGGCCTGGAGCAATCTGAAGCTGGTCTGCCAGGACTGCCACGCAAAGGAGCACAAGGCCGAAGGGGCGGTGCGGTACAGCTTTGATGAACGAGGAAATATTATCGAAATGACGGAGTGATCATATCGGCAGACAAACCCATGCGCCGAGGTGATCGCTCTGTTGCTATACCCCCCTATCAAAAAAAAGGGGAGGGGGGCCTAAGGGACCGGCGGGTGGAGTTACATTTTCCTCCGCAGGCGTGCAGGAATTTTTTTGGAAAGCGGAGGTGGCAGAAGTGGCTCGCAAAAAGAACAGCGGCGAAGCCGCGGATGTCCTGCAGCAGCTAACAAAAATGGCAAAAAAGTACAGCGTAGAAAAGAATGCCATGTTTCAAGCGGCGGCAAACCAATATGCGCTACAACAGCGGGTAATTGACAACATAAAGCGGGTGCTTGATGAGGAAGATACCCTGATGGCCACGAAAGAATACGTCAAAGGACGGGAAAATATATACGCACATCCGCTGGTCAAGGAGCTTCCGAAGCACGCAGACAGCGCAAATCGGACGGCTCAAATCATGCTGACCATTATCGAGACCCTGGGGAAGGAGAAACCGGACAGCAAGAGCAAGCTGGGGAAACTGAGGGATGAATAATTACATCCTCGCATACTACCAGGGGATTCAAGACGGCTCCATTGTCGTAGGGCGCTGGATCCGACTGTGGTACGAGTACATCATCAAGGGCCTGGAACAAGGCCTCTTTGTATTTGACCAGAAAAAGGCCAACAAGGCCATAAAGTTCATAGAAAACTTCTGTCATCACAGTGAAGGACGGGACGATCTGCTAAAGCTGGAGCTGTGGCAGAAGGCCATTGTTTCAGTCCTCTTCGGCATACTGGACCACAATGGCAACCGGCAGTTCCGGGAGGCGGTCATCATCGTCTCCAGAAAGCAGGGAAAGACCCTGTTTGCGGCGGCCATCATTGCGTATATGACGTATCTGGATGGCGAATATGGCGCGAAGATATACTGTCTGGCACCAAAGCTGGAGCAGGCCAATATTGTCTATGATGGCTTTTACCAGATGCTGCGCAAAGAACCGGAGTTGGACGAGCTGGCCAAGAAGCGGCGGTCTGATATCTATGTGGCGGAGCTCAATGCAAGTGTAAAGCCAATTGCCTTTAATGCGAAGAAGTCTGACGGTTTTAACCCGCAACTGGTGATTTGCGATGAGATTGCATCGTGGCAGGGAGACGCGGGCCTAAAGCAGTATGAGGTCATGAAGTCCGCCCTGGGCGCACGCAGGCAGCCGTTGGTGCTGTCCATCAGTACAGCCGGGTACATAAACGACGGCATATATGATGAGCTGATCAAGCGAAGCACATCATTCCTCTTGGGTGGCTCGAAAGAGAAACGGCTTGCCCCGTTCCTGTACATGATCGACGATGTAGAGAAATGGAACGACATCAACGAGCTGAGGAAGAGCAATCCGAATTTGGGCGTATCCGTTTCGGTGGATTATCTGCTGGAGGAGATAGCCATTGCTGAGGGCAGCCTGTCAAAAAAGGCGGAGTTCCTCACAAAGTATTGCAACATCAAACAGAACAGCTCTCAGGCGTGGCTTGACTATAAGACCGTGGATAACGCCGGAGGGGAAGACCTGAGTCTTGAGGACTTCCGAAACAGCTATTGCGTTGGCGGTATAGACCTGTCGCAGACAACAGACCTCACAAGCTGCTGCGCGGTCATTGAGAAGAAAGGCCAGCTCTATGTGTTCAGCCATTTCTTTATGCCGGCCAACAAAATCGAGGAAGCAACGGCGACAGACGGTGTTCCATACGAAATCTTCCGACAGCAAGGCGTTCTCACTTTGTCAGGAACAAATTTTGTGGACTATTCTGATTGCTTTGTTTGGTTTCGCCGCTTGATCGAGGAGTACCAGATATATCCGCTACAGGTCGGATATGACCGCTACAGCTCACAATACCTCGTGGAGGACATGAAACAATATGGCTTCCACATGGATGATGTGTACCAGGGATACAACCTCACCCCGGTGATACGGGAATTTGAGGGGCAGATCAAGGACGGGAACATCAGGATCGGGAACAACAACCTGCTGAAAGCGCACCTGCTCAACTCGGCACTGAAGAATGATGTTGAATCGCAGAAGGTGAAGCTCGTTAAAATCGGGACACGCACACGCATTGACGGCACGGCGGCACTGCTGGATGCCATGACCGTTCGCCAAAAGTGGTATGTCGATATCGGGGAACAACTAAAGAACGAGGAGTGAAAATGTGGAAAGAAGATCTCTTTTCGATTACATCTTCAAGAGGCCGGAGCCAACCGGATCGCCGCAGGGTTTTTTCAAGACGCTGACTGCGTACACGCCAGTATTTACAACTTTCAGCGGCAGCATCTATGAGAGCGAACTGATCCGCGCGTGCATCCATGCCAGAGCTACGCACATAAGCAAGCTGCGCGTTACGGTTCAAGGGAGTAAACATCTCAAGATGCTGAAGGAATTTGAAAAAGCGCCCAACAGATTCCAAACCTGGGGGCAGTTCCTTTACCGGTTGTCCACCATTCTGGACGTGCAAAACAATGCGTTTATCGTGCCGGTGCTGAATGAGAATGAAGAGATGACAGGCATGTTCCCGCTGCTTCCGGACCGATGCGAACTCGTACAGTATTCGGGAGAGCCGTGGTTGCGATACATGCTCAAAAGCGGAGGGAAGGCCGCCATGGAGCTGAGGCGCTGCGGCCTGATGACCAAATTCCAATACCAGGATGACTTTTTCGGGGAGAGCAATAAAGCACTGTACCCGACTTTGGATCTCATCAATATTCAAAATCAGGGAATCCGAGAGGCGGTGAAGTCATCCGCGACATATCGGTTCATGGCGCAGATCAAAAACTTCAGCAAACCAGAGGATTTGGCAAAGGAACGCAAGCGATTCAGTGATGAAAACCTCTCGGGTGAGGGTGGCGGCCTCCTGCTGTTTCCGAATACATACACCGACGTCAAACAAATCAGCGGGACGCCGTATGTTGTGGATGCGGAGCAGATGCGATCCATAAAGGAAAGCGTCTACACCTACACGGGGACGAATGACGATGTTCTGCAGAACAAGGCGTTTGGTGATGCGTGGTCCGCTTTTTATGAGGGCGGTGTTGAGCCGTTTGCAATCCAGTTCTCTGATGTGGCAACGAATATGCTCCAGGCGAACAATCCGGGAAATGGCGCAGCGTCCATCATGGCCACCGCAAGCCGGCTCCAGTACATGAGCAATGCGGACAAGCTGAATGTGTCCAGAGACATGGCTGACCGCGGCATTATGAATCGGGACGAGATCAGAGAAATTTGGAATTTGCCGCCCCTGCCAAACGGTGAGGGGAAGGCCTATACAATCCGCGGCGAGTATTACTTGCTCGGGGGGAAGAAAGGTGAAGGTGATACTAAGTGACCGAGAAGATGCAAAAGAAGCTGGACAATGGCCGTGAGTATCGTTCTATGACCATGGCGGTCCGGGCCGCGCAGGACGACAGCAAGCTGATTGTGGAAGGATATGCGACCACATTTGGCGAGCCGTATGTTCTGCATGAAAGCAAGAATTACAAGTTCCTCGAACGGGTGGATCCTCACGCATTTGATGAGTGCGATATGAGCGATGTCATCTTCCAGTATGACCACGAGGGGCGAGTATTCGCCAGAACACGCAATAAGACCCTGGAGCTGACGATTGACAGCAAGGGGCTATTGGTCCGAGCCGATTTGTCCGGCACGGATGAAGGTAAGAAGCTGCACCAGGAGATTGCCGGTGGATATACCGACAGGATGTCCTTTGGCTTTGTAGTCGCGGAGGATAAACGCGAATACATCGAGGACGTAAACGCTGGTACAGTGACTTACACCCGCACGATCACAAAGATCAGCAAGCTGTATGATGTGTCTGCCGTGAGCATTCCTGCCAACGATATGACCAGCATCAGCGCCCGGAAATTCAGTGATGGAGTGATCTCTGAGTTTGAATCGGAGCGGATTTGCCGGGAAAAGAAGAAAAAACTCAAACTTATGATGGAGGTAGCAAAATGAATATCGAAAACATGACCATGGCTGACATTGAGGCCCGTATGGCCCAGATCGCCACCGAGATGGATGCGGAGGGTGCCGACCTTGACGCGCTGACCGAAGAGGTCCGCAAGCTGAACGCCAGAAAGGACGAGCTGCGCAAGGCTGAAAAGCGCAGTGAACTGCGCAAGGCTGTTGCCGGCGGCGCCGGTGTCGTTCTTGACATGCCCGGCAACCAGGGTGAGGAGCGCACCTATGATGCCAGCTCTCCCGAGTATCGCTCCGCCTTCTTCAAGGACCTGATGGGCGCTGAGATGACCCAGGAGGAGCGGGCGGCTTTCGTCCACACCACTGCGAACACCGCGGCTGTGCTGCCCACCACCACCCTGAATAACATCTGGGATCTGGTGTCCACCCAGCACAGCATCATGGGCGACATTACCATCTATCGCACCGGAACTG